GATACTGTAACAGAATCTCCTCTATTAATATCTAAAATGTTTTGAGTATTGTACCAATCTGCAACTGCTGTTGGGGTAGGTGTTAATGTAGTTACTCCAGCACTGTTTACAACATTTAGTGCTGCTGCTCTAAATGAATAGGTTCCATATTCTGTGTAATCTTGTGTAGTTTCTGTTCCACCTACAACCTTTGAAGTTACTCTTACATAAGCTTCAGAAGATCCAAAACCAGTAATAACTCCTTTTAAGAATCCTGAAGCAGCAGAAGTTGTTCCTACCCCAGCAATTGTTCCTGTTAATGCTTGGGTAACTCCCATCCCAACTGTAAGTCCAGTTGTATTGATTCCAGATAGAGTTTGGTCTGCAAGATGGTCAATTACACAAACCTTTAACTCTTCTGCCCAATATCCTGGATTTTTGGCAGCAAAATACCAAGTGCTTGGATTTGCCTGAGTATCTTGATAGTCATCATAGTTCTCAATATTGAGAGTTTCAGCTGCTGTTGTAGAACCAGCTCCAGCAGCTGCATTTCTTAGCAGATCGCCATTACATCTTACGACCTTTAAACTTCCACCATAAGACAGGAAGTTTGATGCTGAATACCAATATTCATAGTGGTAGTTATTTGGTGAAGGACCCCCAAAAACCTTCTTTAACTCATCTTCGTTTCTGATGGTTACAATTTGATTTACAGGACCCTTTGCAAAAGGAGCTGCGATCCCTGCTGCCAAAGATGAAGTATTTTGGATACCTCCCCTTGTTAGATCTACCTCTCTTACATTGATACCTGGAGATGCTAAGCGTAAAGCCATTTTGACTCCTCTAGTGCTTCAGTTTTGCTCTAAAAGTATTTATAATTTGCTAACTTTAAATTGGGGAAACTGCCAGTGAACACTTACCAATCAGGATATTCCCAATTTATGTCTTTATTTGAACATTTTCTGGAGGTCATTATCCTTTTAATTGTGCAGATTTTGCACTCATATGAATATGCAGAAGGTAGTGCTCCTTTGTGTTTTCTAGTTAAGTAAAATCCATCTATCAAATCTTTTATTTCTCCACAAACTCTACATCTCCTCTCAGTAAGAAATAGGTGCTCTAATTCAAACTGATCATCAATGTCCATTACTTATATTCCCACATGTAAGACATGTCCCCATATTCATCTACATGCCATATATCCCCATCAGCATCAACCTCAGCAGTCATTGCTTCTGTGCCATCCAGTATAAACCCAAAAGGAGCCATATCTTGCTCAATTTGATTTTTTTGTTCTTCATATAATCTTTTTCTAACATCTTGTTCTGTAAGTTCTTTAAAGTAATCTTGTGCAACTAACCAAGCATAGATCACCAAGCACATTGCCAAGTCATCATTGCAACCTTCTTCTGCCTCAAATGAGTTGTGCTTTTGGATGAATGTTGTCAGTTCACTGATAATCTCATAGTCATTGAAGATGAGTTTATCTTCTTCAATCATTGTTTTTAAATTAAGGCACCCAACCTTCTTAACTGTCTTAGACATTTTTAATCCAAGTTGAGTCTTCTTTCCAGAGAATCCTTGTCCAACAATTTGTCCTGCTCTACCTCTCATAGAACACATGAGAAGATTTTGATACTCTAAGTCATATTGAATGATTGCTGCTACTTGATCCCCAACATCATTTACTTCACATAAAATAAATGCATCATTATATGCTTTACCAACATCTACAATAATGCTTGGGAAAAGCATGGGTTTAATTTCATTGTTCCTATATTTTCCTACAATGCGATGTGGGAAAGACGTGATATCGAATACAACAAACGCGGAGTAATCATTCCCAACTCCCCTTGCAACATCAACTGTGATTAGATAATCCCTATCATCTTTTGGTTCTTCATAAACATCCAATCCTTTGCTTCTCTTAATTGGATCGTCGAAAACCAAACTCTTTAATTTGCTTGGTGCAATCAGAGTATCTACAGATCCTAAGAACTCACATTCAAACTCTACTTTAAACTGCTGCTCACTGGTGTTGGCAATAGTCTGCTTCTTCCATTCCTCATCTCTTCCAGGAACCTCTGACCAATGAACATCAGTTGCTACATATTGATTTTTGCCCCTTTCTGCATCATGCCAATATCTGTAGAAATGGTTCATACCATGAGGGGTAGAAACCATGATTACTTTAGTTTTTGTACCAGAAGAAATGGTAGGATAAACAGATGCAAAGAATTGATCTGCAATATGGTTTGGAATGAATGCAAATTCATCAAGGAAGATAATGTTATAGGATCCACCTCTAACTGCAGATGCTGATGTAGAAGCAGCAAGAATCTTTGATCCATTCTCCAGTTCCATAGAACCTTTGTTCCATGCAAGAATTCCCTGCTGCAACCACTTGGGAAGGTTCTCATATGCAGTTTGCAATCTTGATAACAGATCCCTTGCTGTTGATGCCTTGTTAGCAAGGATTGCAATATTTACATTATCATTGAAGATTGCATAGTGCAAAAGATAAGATACAACAGTTGTAGATTTGCCTGTCTGTCTAGGCATCTTACAAATGTTAAATCTGTGATCATGGAAGTTTTTAATTAACTTCTCTTGGAAATGGTAGGGTTTAAACAATTGAAGACCATGATCCAGAGTGACAATCTGAACATAGTTCTTTGCAAAATATACTGGATCATTCTTACATCTTACAAATTCAATAATTTGATCTTGAGAGAATTCAATAGGAGTATTGGCTTTCTTTAAAAGAGGATTGCCAAGATAAATTTCAGCTGCCATTAAAGATTACCTTTGTTCAATCCAGTTTAATACTGCAAGTGCTGTTTTGTTGACATTGGGAGATGCACAAGCAAGTGTAAAAGTATCACTGATTGTTCCAATACCAGATCTCCCGAGTTGCAAGTCTGCAAGTCTATCAATCTCAATCAAAGTAGAACCACCAGAAACTATGAATCCAGAAAGAATATCTCTACCATTAGTAAGTGCAGTTGCAGAAGTGTCATACTGAATAAATGAATCTGCATCTGCATGGTTTGTCCAAACTGGATTAGTCAATGTTGCATTTTGCAAAAGTTTCCAATACACATTCGTATTATCATTTGTTACTGCTTGCAAAGACCTTAGAAGCATCACTGCATTCAGAGCAGTTGATTTGAGACGCAAACTTACAATCGGATAGAATGTATTTGAAAGTGTCATTGTAGTTCCAGTAATGCCATTAGACTGACTCAAAAGAGTTCCAAGTTTGTCTACATTGCCATCTTGAATCAGAGAATTGGATCCCTGATACATGTAATGAGTTCCTGCAACACCAGTTATGTTCTCAATCTCAAGACGAATGGGAAGGAATGGAGTAGAACACCATACTTTATCAAGATTATTTGAGTTATAAAATGTATGACTCTTAATAGTTTCTCCTGCCATTAACCAAGCAAAATCTACTGTTCCTGCACCATACCACTCATAACTAATAGAGATCATCTGTTGTTTTGTTGGATTTGCAGTTACTCCAGTCCAACCATTACCATCAAACTTTTCGCCATTCCAATTATCTCTACCTACTGCTATTTCTGTGGTGATCCCAGATGTAGTGGTGCGAATTACATAAGAATATGATCCACCATTATCCTCAAAGTATGCACCATTATAATCATCAAACAATCCAAATCTTCTGCGAATACCTACTTGTGGATTGTCAAGACGAATTGCAAATGCAAGAGTTGCTGGTCTACCAGGAATGTATCTCATCACATTCTTGGTCTGCCTGATGACTTTACTGCCACCAGTAGAACCCACTTGCATAGTTACATTACTGGAATATTGATTCCATGTTGCGGTTCCAACTCCAACTATTCTCTCATCCCAAACATCAGTTTCTTTACCATACTGGAATGTATTAAAGAAAACTGTTTGGAAGGGTGCGGTCTTGAGTCTATTGTTATTAGAAAACTGAGGTCTCCAGTCTGTCTGGTTCCCCCAGTGATCTGCTATATTATAAACTTCAAATAGAGATCTTTCTTGATTTAGATAATCTTGATCATTCTTATTCCAAATTGCCATAAATCAAATCCACTCTAATTTTGCAGGATGATACCTATTTACCTTTGTAATGTTTGATGACTTAGGAGTTGATGGATAAATTTGATGGATGATTGCACCTGGATATTCATTCTGGAGATGCTCTGTTAATTCATTCTTTGATGGGATTCCATCATTAGTTACCATCTCCACTCTGTAGATGCTACCTTGCCAAACAAAATCTACAGCAAATTCTTCACCAACTTTTTGTGGAGTTGGTTGTGCTCCAATGTTCAGAGTGCCATTAAAGTCACCTTGAATAGTAATGCTTTCTGAAATAAACTGTTTGTAACTTTTCATGATCAGCAGTTCCAGGCTCTAAGGGACTTATTGATTCTGCTATTTGGATCATTAGCAGTTTTCTTTGAGGTTAATTTCTTTTTCATTCCACTCATTCTTGCACAGAATGATGCTCTACGGGGATTGCCAACTTTCTTTGAAGGTTCCTTAAGATCTGATCCTGGATTCTCCCTTTCATAGGACTTTCTTCCCTTCTCATTTAGTCCACCCTCTCTATTCTTACCTTCCTTTCTTTGCCATGCAGCAACTTCTGTGATGAAATCACTGTAAGTCATGCCCTCACCCAATTCTCCAAGTGCCTTTGCTTTACGAACTTTCTTTGCTCTTAGTTTGCCGCCTGGATAGTTTCTTTCATCATTACCTTCAAAGTCAGGATCTACATTAGCACGATGCCTTGCTGCTCTTTCTGGAGATGCTGATGGATTGTGAATGCCTGATCTGCGTCCAGGTGCAGTTTTTTCTGCTGCTCTTTTTTCACTTCTCTTAACTTTACTGCGTTGTGTTTTGAAGGCTTTCATATCCATGCCTTCAGAAACATCCTCATCACTTTGCATATATTCTGCTGCAGTATCAATAAAATCTGCTGCTCTTGTAATCTTAGATTGAACCCAAGCAGGAATTTGCTGATCTCCTTTTTTGATATGCTTTCTTAGAATATTAACTGCTCTTTCAATTTGATCAAACTCAACTCTTGCCATATACCCTTCTTCATCCTTCTTCTTTCCAGAAGCAACTTCCTTATGATCCTCATGAATCTTTGATTCATTAGCAGGATGAATCTTAGCAATGGTGTATTTGTCCCACATTTGGGGACCCCAAGCACAAGTCTCTCTGGTTTCATTCTTTCTACAAAGAAGACAATACTTGGTATCCTTTTTGTATTGTTGTTCAACACCTTCTGATTTATTTCCCCAATTTTTAGCACCTGCCTTACGACATTTTACAAGAGCACCTGATGCATATGCACTTGGCCAAACTTTAAATCTTGATTTTACTTTGTGATAACAAGCATCTTTTTTACCACTACTCTTACCTTTAATGTCTGATTCTAAGACAAATTCTTCTTTCTTCATGTTCTTTTCTGGTTTATCTGTAGAAACATAAGTTGGTTTTGATGCCCCAGACTTTGATTGTTGATTGGGGTCTTGTTCCCTTTTTCTTCTTACTGCAGATCTAATTTCAGATTTAGACATGCTTGATAATTTTGAACTAGAAAAGCATTTTGGAGTTTTGTCTCCATCAGATTTTTCATTAGCACATGGGGATCCATCAGATTGAACCCATCCAGGTTTTCCATCTTTTGATTTTGATTGGTTAAACCAAGCATGGAGATTTCCTTCCTTAACTTTTTCAGCTTTTTTTAATCTAGTATAATAGTCTGGAAGTTCATCAACATGTTGAAGTGCAGTAATTCTAGCTCCACTCTTACTAGTGGTATGCTCTCCTTCAACTTTGGTTCCTGCTTTTACTTGTTGCATAATCTTATCCAAAGGAACTTTATGCTTTTTGGCAATTTCCTCTGGGGATCTATATGGTTTTACAGGACCTTTTGGATCTCTCATTGTAAATTATTATTCCTCTACACTATTTAGAAGACCTTGCTTTATCAGTTTAGATAGTTCTGCTGTAGATCCAACAAACAATGAATTGTTGACTGTTGTGGGTCCTTTTTGTGGGGCATCAAGATCTTTCATTTTCTTTTGAAGATCCATTAACTTATCACTTACATCTCCCACAGATTTGATTAACTGTCCAGCAACTTCAAATGCTCTTGGGTGTCCAGACTCTTGAGCAATTTCTAAGATACCATCTATTGCTTCTTGACCTTTGCTGATTAAATTATATAAGTTTGCTCTGGTATATTCATAATCCTTTTGAGGATCATCAGGAACTTCTGCCTTTTTTATTTCAGCAGGTTCTGCTTGGACAATTTTAGTTTCAATGTCCAGTGCTTGTTCAATTTCTTCATACTTGTCTTTCATAATCAGGCGTCCACATCAGTTCCTTGAGAATCACTAAATGTCTTGAAATCTACAAATTCTTCTATAGTATCATTAAATCCAAAGTCATCGCCAAATTCAATGAGTTGATTGTCAGTGCTATCAATAATACCATCATCATTATAATCTTGTAATGCCTCTGGAGTTACTGTATATCTTACTTCTCTCTTAGCACTTCTTATTGCATCAGTAGCATAATCAACTTGAACTTTCTTAATGAGACCTTGATCATCTTGTGGGATTGAACCAAACAGATATGTCTTTGCTGTGAAGTTTAAAGTATAAATGATCAGTCTTCTGGTACTATAGTCTCCTTCATAATCATCTCTGAATCCAATCCTATTAAGAACTATTGGGATATCTCTTTTTTCTCCAATC